GTTCTAATTGATTTGCCTTCACAACACTGGCAATATCATTCGTAGAATAAAGGTGTGATATTTCCGTTCGCAGGTTGTCCGCTTCCTGACGAAGGACATCCTGTTTGGTCTTCGTATCCTTGAGACCCTGTATAATTCCCTGGTGTAAAGAATCGAGCGTACCTGTCGTTGAACCGGACGTGTTGTGTTCTCGTGTCTTGCGAATCTTGAAGACGTCCATTTACAAATTCTCTCACTTGGTTCATGAAGACTGGATTCTTCAAGATACACGGTCGTTGACGAGAAACCGATACGATCAACTCATCCATATCAACTCCTAAATTCTTTACGGTATACGCCAATGTTAGAAACGCAGAACGATTGATTCCTGCTTGGCAATGAACATAGACAACTCCATCTCCCTCTCGCAAATAGCGTTGAAGTGTAGTTTCAAATTCTGGATACCAGTCCAAAATATTTACCGTTAAATTGTCTACAGCTTCTATGAGTTTATACCTGTCAGGAAACCGCGTTCTCCACCACACAGGCGAAAAGTCATCGTGCGCACAGTTGATAACATGTGTAATGCCATGTTTTTCAACAAAGTAAGGTGTCAAAAAGCTACCAGGACCTACAAGAATGCGTGTGTAAAAGTAAGCCGGTTCCTCCCGTAAGAAATCCGGGGTAAAGAAGAAAAAAGGCATCTTGCTTATTGTATCTGTGTATTTGTAAGCATGTGTTATACCGCAGAGGTGTCGTTTGCAACGTGGGGAGCTGGACTGTTGGCAGCTCTCTATCTGGCCGGAAAGGGCAAGCCGTATTTATTTCCATTGGTTGTGTCCCAGATGCAATTGGTGGAAGGGTTACGATGGATACATGCAGTAGATGAACGTTTCCTAGCTATTCTTGGAAAACTAGTCTTATTCGCACAACCCGTCACCGCCTTTTATGAAGCAAAGAGGTATGAGTTCATTCTTCCTTATATTGCGATACAATCGCTTGTAGAACTCTTATATGGGTCTCGTGACCTTCGGTTTGTGGTTGCTCAAGATGGCCATTTTGCGTGGAAGTGGAACTTTGACCCTGCATCCTTGGAGGCATTGCCGTATTGGACTGGATTGTTTCTAGGAACCTATTTCATATTGTCGCGTGAAGTAGGCGCAGTCATGTTGGGATTGTTGGCGTATTTCTATGCGTATCATGTCCAATATGGAACCTATGCGTCTCTTTGGTGTGTATGGGTGAACCTCTTATGGATTTATTATCTACTACGTTGAATTGCAATCTTGTGAAGTTCAGTCATAAGCCATGTGAATGTAGCCCCAGAAATCGGTTTGTTCTGTAATCCGGAATACAGCAATACCATGTTGGGATGATAATCCAACGCATATCCTTCATTCATATGGGGCTTGTAATTTCGTAACCATTCCCAAAGATTGTGTTTTGTTATAACCTGTATAGCATCTTCCAAGAGTTCCATTGCTCTTTACGTTTTCGAGAAGAAACGTTCCGTTTTCAAAATGTATGCCTTAAAACTAAGGAATACAGTTTGTCTATGTAAGATGGAGTTAGACTATAAAATTCAGTTTGCTCTTTCTATACTCAAAAGTTTATATACGTCCCCTAGATTTGATAAGGAATTTCATAACTCACAGGTAAAACACTATACGCGCGTCTTCAAAGCATTATTAACCCAAAAGTCCAGACAAGAAGTTGTGAAGAAACTGTGTAATGATAACAGCGGCAACGCCCAAAACACCCGCACCTGTCAAACTAACAACTCCAGACCCAGTATAAGCATTCGGGACATATTGAAGAAGAAGATTGCGAGGTGTTGATAGCGATATAATCACGGCTGCCAAGAAGAAGGCGATATACAAACTCGCAGACGATGCCATAAACCGTATAGCGGGCAAACTAGGCTTGAATGTAGGCGCCATTCCCGAATATCCTGGCGCTGGAATACTAGGCATAGGAATGACAGGGGGCTGAGACTGAGGACCCTGAGGATTTGCGTTCAAGAGTGCGTCCAAGGATGTTGCGTCGTCCATTGTTTATTTCATAGACGTGTTTTCACAATTCGCATCCTCCACGCGATATCTGTAACATTTTCCATCAACCTTGACGACTTTTTCTGTTGCGTCTTTTAACGAAACACCCAGTGTCCGTATGGTGTCAAATTGACGATGAAAGAGTATGACTGCAATACCCAATCCAATTATAAACGAAAAGAACGGCGACCCTCGTTCAATCGCTTCCAACAACCGAGCCATTATTGTCTAACTGCGAGTAGATTTAGCGAATCCGCTTCGTCTACACACGGAACTTCAATCGCTTCAAACCGCACACACCCAGTCTCTGTGTGATAGACACTTGAGTCATTGGGTTGTGGAATACTTATCTTTTTGCGTGTTGGTGGGATAACCACTGTCGAAATCAGTAATCCAAGTATCAACCCCGCAACAACCCATTTGAGTTGAATCATTATTATTTAGCTATATATTCCGTTATGAAGGCATTGTAACCGAAATATCCAAGAATAATCAGGTATCCTAATCCAGGAAAGATGACAGAGGCTGCCGAGGATGCGTAGGCTATTATACGAAATACGTCCCTTCCAGTGGCTTCATATTGCCGCATAAATACGGTATAGGGCGCAACAATACCAAATACCCAGAAGAAGGTGCTCACGACAATTGTCACTAATGTAATCGCCCGTTCTTGAAATTGATCAGCTGTCGGTAATGCCAAAATCGCATCCTTGTCCGAGGGTTTGTCGCCAAGGATGTTCTCTAGACGTAATTTCTGTCCTGCTGGAGCAATCAATGTGCGGCGTTTCCCATTCTCTACAATGTTGAGGGTAAGCCTATCACCTTTGATAACGCCTTTCACTAGATTTTCATTTTCCTTTTCACGAAGACGTTCCTGACTTAATTTCAGTATCGTGCGTTCAATACACGCTTGGTCTGCTTCTCCTCCACATGCTCTCACGGCTTGTTCGCGGAGGGTTTTCTCGTCTTGACTTGACAGTGTTGTTTCGGGTGCCGCTTCAAATACAGGTTTCAACTCCGAGCTCGCAGTCACATCCAATACACCGCCTATAATCTTCTTAGCCAATCCCTTTGTGATGTTTGCGAAGCTCTTTTCGTCGCCATAATAGGCAGACTCCAAGTAAATGCCACTCATTATTATGATGCGAAGACTAGATTGCCCAATCCCGATACGATGCGTAAAAAGTTGATAGCCTCTACATACACCCCTACATTGTAAGTAAAGGTGAAGATGACATTGTCATTGGTTTGAACTACCGTTGTCACGCTTCCAGGAGGATACAATGGTCTTCCAGCTGAATCCGTAAGATTGAGATTTGCGGCAGGAATAATGGTTGGATTGGGGCTGAACAATGTAGATGTCAATACACACACTTGCGTGGACGTAGAGCCGCCTTGAGGTGTTACAGATTCGGGAAGTGGTTGTTGAAGCGTAATCCGCAAGACAATCTTGTTAAACATACTTCCATTTGCTGCTCCCGAAGGTTGATAGGAGGAATGATCAAGAGCAAAGGAATACATATAGACGCCCGGGAGTTCGGGAGATTGACCCGTGATGTGGCGATACATTTGTTGAAGCGAAAAGAAAGGCAATGGCTTTGTTTGAAACCGCTCTTTTCCGTCAAACAACAATACTCCATTAATCATCGCATCTTTGGGGAATACAGATGTAACCTGTTGCTGTCCTGACGAATACAATCCTGTGGCAACATCACTGGTAATGGCAGACCAAGGCGCTCGCTTTGGATCGTTCCAATTCGTATAATTGTCCCAATCATTTGCCAAGATACGGTCTGATCGCTGCGAAGCAAACACGATACGAGTAACCAGATTAAACATTGGAATCTCCAAGTCTGTGTTTCCACCAAATTGACCCTCTTTATTCACGTAGCGCACTGTCTTCACTAGGAAGGTTTGGTCTGCGCGTGCCAACTGGTTCATTTCCATTTCAGTCAAATAGATAAAGTTACCCTCAATATACGGATCTGGAAAGAAGGTTGTTAACGTTGGATTGCTCACACTTCCATTCGCAAGAGGAGGAGACAAAAACAAGGAAAGAGGGTAATTGGTCGGTTTGACGCGCTGGCCATAGGTTGGTCCAGGGTTCACATCGACAACCGTATACAAATCGGTCAAGCTACGCAAAGTTACGTTAATATAGACCTCGGAGTTTTGGAGAGATACCAAGGGCAATGCCATGCCAGGATTTTCACAAAACCAGAAATGAAGAGGAACGACCAATTGACGACTCCGAATGGAAGGCTCGGGTATTTTCGTCTGGGGTGACGAGGACGGTAAATTCAATGGCGCGATCGCATGAGGATATTGACCATTTCGATCATACGCACTTTGAGGGTCGTAGATTTCTGGAACATTTCCCACCATCTGGTCTACAATCTTCCTCTTGTTGGAATCGTGTGTCAAATAGGAATACATCTTCAACCATTCTCCCCGAAGAGTTTGGATGACCTGACCATTCATCGTGATGTCTACGTGGTCGATGAGGTTGTAACCGATATTTTCAATCCATTGAAACTCGTATCCAATGGAGTTTGTGCGAGGGTCATATCCGGATGGGGGAAGAGACCCGTTCAAATACTTCAAGGGTGACCATATGTCTGGGAGTGTCAATACCAGATAACAATCATGAAGCAACTGTGCGTATCGGTCAATTCGACAAGATATGGTTCGTGTCCCAGAGGATGAAAATTCCAAATTGGACGACGAAAAGGGCATGCGAATGGACTCCATCGCAAAGTTTGTATGCTTTCGATACACTGCCCTGAAATGTGTCATTGTGGGGTTTCCATTCACTAACTCATTCTGGGCGCCCACACCCACCAATTGAATCAAGCCACCAGGCATTTGTATACTCTACAGTTTACTTACTCATAGGTTGAACGGAACGGCCATTGTAAGGCACAACACCGCGGTCAGTGACTACAGAAAACGCACCAAATGCTCCAGATGCGCCATTTGCCAAACAACAATCTGAAGAATACGTCGCACCGCCAATACTTCCACCTCCAGCAGCCTGAAATGGCGCGACAAATCTCTCATACTGTGTTGCGTTGTTTGCCGTTGCAGACAAGAAGATAGCATTTGTCTGTCGTGACTTGGGAGGCGGAACAGCATTGATACTCTTGGCAACTACCCTACGCTTATATTTCGTCAACCAATCTTGGGTGGAGTTCACCTGCATTTGTGATTTACGTGAGAGATTCCGTAATCTAGTAATGCGTTTTCTTCTCGTGAGCACTCATATCGACCAGACAACGGGATATTCGAAAGTAAGCTACAACCTTGTGAAGCAATTGGCTACTCTGTCTCCCAAGGTCAATACATTTCACTTTGGGTTTCAACGTCATCCCAATCGAAGCGGTATGCGTAAATATCCAGACGGTGTCAAGTCATTTGACGCGGCTGCCAACGAAGACCCCAAGGAGGAAGGATTTGGGTTCAACAAGATACATGAGTATGTAGACACTGTAAATCCTGATGTTGTGATGATTTACAACGACCCCTACATTGTTGCCAAGTTTATCGAGTCTATGAAACACGAGGCCGGAAAATCCCCTTACAAGCTTTGGGTCTATCTTGATCAAGTATATACCGGAATTGCTCCACCATTGATGGACATCCTTCGCACCCACGCGGACCGAATCTATTGTTTTACCAAGATTTGGAAGGAGAGGTTGAATGACTATGGAAGCTTTCCAGATGTTCGTATTCTAGAACATGCTGTGGACCCCGCTGTATTTAGTTGTCTTTCAGAAGACGCGCGAAAGACACTGCGAACCAACCTAGCACTTCCGTCGGATGCGATTGTATTTTTGAACGCAAACCGGAACAGTCAGCGAAAACGTTTGGACAGCACAATTGCTGGATTTGTGGGACTCTTGAAGCAGTATCCTACAAAGCCATATTACTTGATTATTGCGTCCAATCTCCAGCCCCAAACAGGCGCACACTATGATGTTCAGCGTATCTTTATGGAAGAACTTAAGGATAATAATATGGATTTTCAATCCTACGCAAGACGCCTTTTGTTGATTGATACATCTCCTCCAAACGTATGGGCGGATGAGGGAATCAACCAACTCTACAATATCGCACACATTGGCATCAATACATCGGATGGAGAGGGATATGGATTATGTCAGTTGGAGCATATGTATACTGGAGCGCCCCAGATTGTAACCGATGTAGGTGCTTATCGTGATTTCCTGACGACAGATGTTGCCGAATTTATTCCATCCAATGGAAAGTTCTATTTTGCGGGTGGTATGCCACATGGGTTTTCTTGCCCAACATTTTCCAACCAAGCTGTTACCGAAGCAATGAAGAAGATGGTTGACACGCTTTCGAATAAACAACTCGCGGTACAATCTTACAACTATCCAAGTTGGTCACGTGTGTGTGACGAGTGGCTCGAGGATATTCTCAAGGAAGCGGAAGCCAACGTATCTGTGTCGGTGAGGTCATAATACCTAGTTTCAAAAGCCGTTGATTGTCTTCAAAGGCTGGACCATCAAACACTTCCTTGGTATCGGGATCAATCAAAAAGACCATCTGCTTAATCTGTGTTTTTTGTAACCGACGTTTCCTTCG